TCGTATTCTAAAAATGCGGACTTTAAGCAAGGATGAATATACCATTGAGAAAAACAAACTGCCAGTCTATAGATGGTCAGGTGTTTTTGAATATGGCAATGATGCTGGTATTAAGACTCACAGCGGACTCATATGCTTAGACTTTGACAAGTATCCCAATGATGAGGTGATGGCAGAGCATAGAGCAAAGTTATGTGCAGATCCTTACACTTACATTCTGTTTACATCACCATCAGGCAAAGGATTGAAAGTAGTGGTGAAGATTACAGATGTAATTGAGAATCACAGAAAGCACTTTCTATCTTTGAAAAAACACTTTGATTCTGAGTATTGGGATAACAGCTCCATTAATATCTCAAGGAATTGTTTTGATTCCTATGATCCGGACATCTATGTCAACAACAACAGTGAAGTATATCTCAGTATCATTGAAGAGGTTGAGGATATTGATGTGACTTATGTGGCTACAATACCAATGAGGTCAACAAATAAGATTATTCAAAATATACAAAAATGGTTTGACTCAAAATACCAGCTATCAGAAGGCAACAGAAACAATAGCTTTTTTAACCTAGCATCAGCATTCAACAGATATGGTATCCAGCAAAGTGAATGTGAAACATATATTCTCAATAATTACATTGATGTACTGGGAAGGGATGAGCTGCTGCAATGCATAAAATCAGGATATAGAGATAAGGGAGCCTTTGGCACATCACAATTTGAGGATAAAGAGATTATCAACTATGTTAAAAATGAACTGAAGCAAGGTGAAAAGCCTAAGACTATAAAGTCAAAGCTCAAAGAATACTCAGAGGATGAGGTTGAGATAATCATGGATAAGGCTGAAAGTGAATTGAAAAACTTTTGGAGGAAAAATGATAAGGGCCGAGTCACATTATCCCCTACTTTGTACAGAGATTTTCTAGCAGAGAATGGATTCTTTAAGTATCAGAATTCAGAGCTGTCATATCTGTTTGTCAAGGTTGAGAATAACTTTGTAAAAGAAATCAATGAGGATCTAATCAAAGACTTTGTACTGGATCATGTTGAGAAGCAAGGGGATCATGTAGTATTTGACTTTATGGCATCAGTCACTAAGTATTTTAAACGTGACTTTCTGAGCTACATGAAAGCAAAGGATGTAGACTTTATTAGAGATCTCAAAGATAAGGCATATCTATTCTATAAGAATTGTCTAGTTGAGATTACAGCTCAGTCAGTAGAAGAGAAGCAATATGTTGACTTTATTCAGCATGTTTGGGATAAACAAGTAATTGATAGAGTTTATAAAAAGTCTAGTAGTAAATGTGACTTTCAACAGTTTATTGTTAATATCAGCAAGACTCAAGATAGATATGATTCATTCAGATCTGTGATAGGTTACATGTTGCACACTTACAAGAATCCATATTACTCACCAGCGATAATCTTAAATGATGAAGATATATCTGACAATCCACAAGGAGGAACTGGAAAGGGAATAATCACTGAAGCACTAAGTAAGTTTAAAAATACATGCACCATCAACGGAAAGAACTTTGACCCATCTAAGGACTTTGCATTCCAGCGAGTGAGCCTTGATACTCAGATACTCATATTTGATGATGTGAATGAAAACTTTGACTTTGAAAAGCTCTTCTCAATTGTCACTGATGGGATGCCAGTCAATAAGAAAAACAAAGATGAATTCTTTATTGAGAAGGATAGAACACCAAAGATTGCAATCCCTACAAACTATGTATTGAAAGGTGAAGGGAATTCACATGAACGTAGAAAATTTGAAATAGAATTACACAATCACTATGACAAGACCTTCACACCATTCCATGACTTTGGCCGCAATCTATTCTATGATTGGGATGAGCAAGAGTGGAGCAAGTTTGACAACTTCATGATTGAATGCATCCAGTATTATTTAAAGAATGGCATTGTCAACTATGCATCAGTTAACCTGGATGAGAAGAGATTGATGTCAGAGATAGGTCATGATTTCTACAGCTGGATAAATGATAACATGAAATTCAATGAGAGAATGATTCTCAAGGATATGTTTGAGAAATTCTGTGATCAGTATCCTACTTATAGAAAGTTTAGTCAGAAATATACATCAGGCAGAATCAGAAAGTATGGAGATTATCTTGTAAAGAAAGGTAAACTTACAAGAGTAGATGCCGGCAAACAGAATGGCTCCATTCCTTATATTGAATATGTGACTGAACAGAACAAAGAATCTGAATGGGATAATTTACAAACAATTGATAAAGCACCTTTTTAATATGAAAACTAATATCATATCAATCATCATGATCCTAGCCTGGTCCGCAATCTTTGCCTTATTCATCAGCAAATTATCAGAGCAGAAGAAAGTAGTACCAGCTGAAGAGCACAAATTTACATTTGTAAACGCACAAGACTGGGCAAGGGATACAACTTTGGCACCAGGTAAAACATTAACACTAGATAGAATATATGAACAAGGAAAATAAACAAAGACTTATTGATCTTGAGACAGCACATCTCAAAGAGAAATATCCATCAATGCCTGAATTCGCACTAGCTAAAACTAAGTGGGCCGACTCATCAGCCAATGCTTTGACCAAATCAGTGGTGTCATTCATCAATTTATCAGGCTATCAAGCTGAAAGAATCAATACTACTGGGATGTGGAGGCAAGGAGCCAAGCTCAAGGTAGGTGAGGGAACAAGACAGATGCCAGGGAAGTGGACCAAAGGAACTGGTACAAAGGGATCTGCTGACATATCAGCCACAATCAATGGCAGATCAGTGAAGATTGAGATTAAAATGAATGACAAGCAATCAGAAGCACAAAAAGAATATGAGAAAGCCATTATAAAATCTGGAGGCATATATATAATTTGCAGAAATTTTGACAATTTTATAACATGGTATGATGAATTTATTTTAAAAAATAGTAAATTTGAAATGTAGAGTTACGGCTACAGATAAAAATTTATTTAAGTCCTTAGTGTGAGTAGAGCCCGTAACCTCGAAAACACTGAGGCTTTTTTGTTTTATGGAAATTTGGAAAGATGTAATTGGATACGAAGGCGTATATCAAATAAATAAAAATGGAGATGTAAAATCATTGAAAAGAAATACTTCAGGAACATTTACAACTATAGACAAACTGATAAGGAAACAATTAGATTCAAAAGGTTATTTTGTTTATAAATTATCAAAAAATGGTAAAACTAAAACAAAGTCATTACATAGACTTTTAGCTGAATCATTTATACCAAATAAGAATAATGAAAAAGTTGTAAACCATAAAGATGGCAATCCATTAAATAATAATTTATCTAATTTAGAATGGTGTTCATATTCATATAATTCATTGCATGGATATACAAATAATGGAAGAATAAATTCAAGAAGAAAATTAACAGAAGCAACAGTTTTAGAAATTAGATCAAGATTAAAAAGTCCTTACTATGGAATTGGAAAAGAATTAGCTAATGAATATAATGTATCTCAATGGATTATTAGTTTAATAAAAAATTTTAAAACATATAGAGGAGTTTAATTTTTGTTTATCTCAAAATAATAATTATATTTGTTGAAATTTAATACCACAAATTATGGCAACAGTTAAAGAAAAGGAGAGTGCAGCTCCGGTACCTATGTACAAAAAACTGCATAACGCAAAGCTGGCAATTGGCAAGGTCCACAAGAATGCTCAGTCACATCATTCAAGATACGCAGATCTCAATGCTGTACTAGATGCATGTGAGAATATCCTGATGGAAAATGGACTGATCATCATGCAGCCTATCATTGACCAAATGGTCTACACTAAGATTATTGATGTGGACACTGGTGAGCATGTAGAATCAATGATGAAACTGCCTGACCTACAGAATCCCCAGCAGCTAGGTAGTGCCATTTCTTACTATCGCAGGTACACATTGACCAGCATTTTATCATTGGCCGCAACAGATGATGATGGCAAGGCAGCATCTAAGGCAACAGAAGAGCCAAAGCCAGTAGCTAAGACATCACTTACAGATGAGGCATTTGGTAGAGCACTAGCCAAGATTGCAAGAGGTGAGTATACGGCTCAAGAATTGAGAACAAACTATTTGTTAACTAAAGATCAGGAGGCAAAACTATGAATAAGATGGCAATAGAAAGGATGGCAGAGTTTATCCTAAGTGATGAATGGAATTTACTGAGTGACCATCTCAAATCAGAATGGCTTAAAAACTTCTATCAAAAAGCCAAGCTGGAGATAATGACAGCCTACATTGATGGCAAGTACAAGTCAGAAGGCTATGAGAATTCAGAAGATTACATCAAACAAAACTTTGAGATATGAAATGGCATCCATCAAGCATAGGTAAGATCATGACAAACGCTAGAAGCAAGTCAGAGGTCCTATCAGAAACAGCAAAGAGCTACATCAAGTCAATTGCAAAACAAGACTTCTATGGCTACAATATTGAGCTGAATAACAAGTACATCATCAAGGGCATTGAGCAAGAGCAAGACAGCATTGATCTAGTCAATGCAGTCAGATTCACTGACTACAAAAAGAACAAGGTCAGACTAGAGACTGAACTGATGACTGGTGAGTGCG